ACCGCGTAAAACGCCTTGAAGCCATCTTGATCGGAGCCAGTGCGTTTATTATTGCGCTTCTTATTCGTATGAATATGTTAGCCTAATGATCTGTGCGCTTACTGCAATGTTGGTGGGCGTATACACTTACGGCGAGTTATATACCGCCTGCGTCTATAGATGCCCCAGAGAGGTATCTAAATTTTATTATCATTACCCCCACGTTATACGTGTGCCTTACAATAGTGGATGCCCCGTTTGGGCCAAGGTAGGTGAACGTGCATGATAGACCCATTTACAGCGTTAGCGGCAGTAAAATCTGCCGTAGCGGCGGGTAAGGAACTCGTTAACGTTACCAAGCAAATTGGTGAGTTTTTTGATGGCGTTGATGATTTACGCGCTGCACATGAAAAGAAAAAGAACAGCGTTTTCTCACCTTCTGACGAAAATTCTATGGAGACTTTTGTTAATTTACAGAGGGCCAAAGACGCAGAGGAAGAATTGCGTCAGATTGTCATTGCCACCAGAGGCTTTTCCGCTTGGGGTGAATTGCAAGCTATAAGAGTGCAAGCGAGGAAAGATCGTAAAGCAAAGATAGAAGCAGAGAGGAAGCGCAAGGCAAAGCTAATTGAAAGGATTGTTATTTATGGCGGCGCTGTAATTATTATTTCGATTTTGATCGGAATCACCGTTGTAATTATTTTGGCAAAACAAGGTAAAATATGAGTGATGGTGTATCGGGTATAGGATCAGCCCCGTTCAATATTCAGTCAGATATACACCAACAAACACAATCGCGTGAACGTATAGAAAACCATCTGAAAGAACAGATGGTAGAGAAAGAACACAGAAGCAACCACGAGCATTTAGAAGCCATAAGAAAGCAAAGATTGGACTTACAGGAAAGTTATGATAGGTTCGGACGCAAAACTAACGCGGATAGGCCGCAAGGCACCAAGTTAAACATAGAGGTGTAATATGCCAGCTAAAAAACTTGAAGACCAAAGCAAGTATGATGCGTATGACATGGATGATGATGGTATTGTTTCTGATGCGGAAATGGCAAGAGCTAAGGAAATCCGCGAAACTGAAGACGCTTTAAGGAAGCACTTGGCACAACTACGCATGGCTCGCTGGACTTTAATTGGTATGGGGGCATTCACGGCTGCTATGTTTGCTATGCCTGTGGATCGTATAGAGGCACTAAGTGATATATCCAACTTATTCTACATTAGTGGCGCTGGCATTGTTGGCGCGTACATGGGAACCACAGCATGGATGAGTAGAAAATGAGTATCTTTACCGCGGCATTAGGGCCGATAGCAAACCTCGCAGGGTCATGGTTGCAGGGACAAGCGGATAAGAATGCCGCCGCTGCCAAGTTAAAACTTACCGAAGCGGAGGCCAAAGCTAAGATTATGCTTAGTGAGAAAACAAGCGTTGCCGACTGGGAGCGCATTATGGCAGAGGGCGCAAAATCCAGTTGGAAGGACGAGTGGTTTGTAATTGTCCTGTCTATACCTTTGATTTTAGCCTTTGTCCCGGGCGCTGAAGGTTGGGTAGATCGTGGGTTTGAGCAGCTTTCAAAAGCTCCGGACTGGTATTTTTACAGCCTTGGAATTGCAATTTCAGCCAGTTTCGGTGTGCGCGGGGCGCAAGCCTTTTTTAAGAGGAAGTAACATGAGTAATTTTAAATTAAGCCAACGAAGTCTTGATAGGATTGAAGGCATTGATGAAGAGCTTCATGCGTTAGTATGCGCCTCTATTCATAATACACCCTATGATTTTGGTATTCCACATTTAGGCGGTCTTCGCACTATTGAAGAACAGCGCAAACTAAAAGAATCCGGTGCATCAAAGACTATGAAAAGCAAACATCTTGAAGGTAATGCTTTTGACTTTATGGTTTTTCTTGGGCCTAGAGTTTGTTGGGAGTTGAAGTTTTACGACGATGTAGGTGACGCGATTGTAAAGACTGCCAAGGACATGGGCATCAAGCAGCTTAAATGGGGTGGGGCTTGGCACATCGACAACATCTTAGATTGGGATGGTACGATGCTAGAAGCACACAACGCGTATGTTAAACTAAGAGTAGACCAAGGACGCACCCCATTTGTCGATATGCCGCATTTCCAAAAAGGTGTCTAATTATGCCCTTAAAGAAGGTAACCTTTAAATCTGGTGTAAATAGAGAAAACACTCGTTATACTAACGAGGGGGGTTGGTTTGAGTCTGACAACATAAGGTTTAGGCAAGGCTCACCTGAAAAGATTGGTGGTTGGACGCGCATATCAGAAGCCACTTTTCTTGGGCTTGCACGATCACTTCTTAACTGGATTACGCTCAGTAACCAGAACTTAGTGGGTGTTGGCACACACCTAAAGTTTTACATAGAAAGTGGCGGGGGCTACAACGATGTGACCCCGTTACGCGCCACTACAAGTGCAGGAGATGTTACGTTTAGCGCGGTGGCTTCTACTTTGAACGGTGCAATAAACGCTTCCATTACAACTATAACACTGGCTGATACTACAGGGTTCCCTGCAGCAGGTAAAATTATTATTGATAGCGAAGTTATAGACTACTCAGCTATTAGCAGTAACACATTAACAGGTTGCACCAGAGGTGCTTCTTCCTTGGTTGCGGGTACATCTACAGCATCCACAGCAGCATCTCACAGTGATGGGGTAGCTGTAAACTGTTTTAGTATTACAGTGGCCGATAGCGCTCATGGGGCTAAGAAAAACGACTTTGTTACGTTTAGTGGTGCGGCATCTCTTGGTGGCAATCTGGTTGCTAATATACTTAACCAAGAATACCAAATAGAAGAAGTCGTAGATGCAAATAACTACATTATATTAGGTAAAAGTTTTAGCGTAGAAACTATAACAAACGCATCGTATACTAGTGTTGCTGGCACTAGTTCAGACTCAGGAAACGGCGGTAGCTCTGTTGTTGGCACATATCAAATAAACTCAGGTGCATCTTCCGCTAACCCACTTGTTGGCTGGGGTGCTAGTGGTTGGGGATCAGGTGCTTGGGGTCAGGGTGAGTCTGATACAGAGGCACTGCGTGTATGGTCACAACAAAACTTTGGTGAAGATTTAATATTCGCGCACCGTAACGGACGTTTGTATTATTGGGACGCGTCTGCAGCCAGCGGTGACCTTGCTACACGTGCAGTGGAACTTACTTCATTAGCTGGGGCTTCTGATGTACCAACGATTGTAAACAATGTTCTTGTTTCTGATATTAATAGATTTGTGTTTTGTTTTGGCACTAATCCGATAGGTAGTTCGTCCAAAGACCCCATGTTAATTCGGTGGTCTGACCAAGAAAGCGCGGTAAACTGGACACCCACTGCAACTACACAGGCAGGTAGTCTTCGCTTGTCACGTGGTACAGAGATTGTAACCGCACAACAAGCACGACAAGAAGTTTTGGTTTGGACTGATTCTTCACTTTACTCTCTGCAGTATGTGGGCGCAGGGTCTGGTGTATGGGGCGCTACGATTGTGGGTGAGCAAACTTCTATCGCGTCTCAGAATGCTGTGGCTTACGCCAACGGTGTTTCATACTGGATGGGTAAGGACAAGTTTTACAAATACGATGGTCGAGTGCAACCACTACGTTGTGATCTTAGAAAGTATATATTTACAGACTTTAACGACCTGCAGTATGTACAGGTGTTTGGCGGCAGTAACGAAGCATTCCATGAGGTATGGTGGTTCTACTGCTCTGCGGCTTCGTCTAACATAGACAGGTATGTTATATACAATTACTTAGAAGATATCTGGTACTATGGAAACATGGCACGCACTGCATGGCTAGACTCCGGTCTTAGAAGTTTCCCTCTTGCAGCCACGTATAACTCTGTGCTTGTGGACCATGAAAACGGTATTGATGATAATGAGACAGGAACGCCTGCAGCTATTACTGCATCTATTACGTCTGCACAGTTTGATTTAGAAGACGGACATCAGTTTGCTCTTGTGTCTAGGATGTTTCCTGATGTGTCTTTTGAGGGGTCTACAGGTGACACACCTACAATAACCATGACGTTGTTTCCCCTTAACTCATCAGGCTCTGGCAGAAACAGCCCCGCATCAGAAAGCGGCGTAAACTCAGGCACAGTTGTGCGGTCAGCAAGTTCACCTGTAGATGTCTATACGAGTCAGATACACACTAGGGTCAGGGGTAGACAGATGTCTTTAAAGGTCGATTCCAGCACCACAGGAGTACAGTGGCAGTTAGGCGCACCGCGCCTTGATATGCGTCCAGACGGGAGACGGTAATGGCTAGTAATGATTATACCGTAGGATTTGTGGCCCCTGCCCTGCCATACCCGCCCGATGAATATTCTGCATTTGAGTTTGAACAGTTTAATAAAGTACTTCGTTTGTATTTTAATCAGGTCGATAATACGTTACGGGATAGGTCACTAGCAAACCAAACTGATGCAATAGGGTGGTTCTTGAGTTAATGGCAAACACATACGTAAACGCAAAGGTAGACCTAACCACCACTAACATAACTACGCTTTACACTTGTGCTGCGTCTACAACTGGCATTGTTAAATCTATTCTTGTTTCTGAAGACAGCGGTAACGCTGACACGATCACCTTAACGATTACCAGCGGGTCAGATGTGTTTAGTTTATTTAAGACTAAAGCTGTATCTGCTAATAACACGTTAGAGCTTCTATCGGCACCGCTAATCGTACAAGCCGAAGAAATACTAAAGGTTACCGCCGCTACTGCTAACAGGTTACACGTAGTAGCAAGTATTCTTGAGGTCACGTAATGGAACAGATGGACATACCCACTGTCATTGCTAAAGGCATTGAGAATATGGGTGATCCTAATCAAAGTATGGGAGCGCAATTACAAACAGCTTCTATATTAAGTAGCAATAAAAATGCAGTAATAGATCAGTTTGGAAATACTGTTTTTATAACTATACCTGTTAGAAAAAATAAAAAAGGCATGCTTGTAGCTTTTGTAGTAATGTATAATGCAGATACTCCTAAAAACATGTTAAAAAACATGTTAGATTATTTAGCTAAAATAAAACAAAGAAAGATAGCTGTGTTAAAATTTACGGCTGAAAATGAAAACTTAATGCCTGTCGCACCAATTATTGGTAGGCGATACCCTATGGAAATACGAAAATCTAAAGACACAGGTCTATTGCTTATTACTGTGAACGTGCAGGAAGGTAGATAAATGTGTAAAGTCCCAGAAATAGATTTTTTAGACATAGATATACTTGGTACTGCGGAGCATGAATTATACTATGCCACCCGTAATTACGATACCATTGACCTAAACCCATTCGACGAAGGCGAAGCGTTAGAATTAGACTTTAACGCTACAGCAGAAGATATAGCTGCAGCTATTGTAGAAGACCCGTTTGGTACAATCGGCACAGCAGCGTTGTTGATAACAGGGTTTGGAGGGCCACTAGCTTTAGCACTTAATCAAGGTGCTTCTACAGCGTATAGAGGCGGTTCTGCAGAAGATATAATTACGAGTATGGCTCTAACGTATGCGGGTAGCACAGTTGGCGATATAGTTGGTAATCAAGCTTCTTCCTCTATTGAACAGGCCGTTGGGCAGATAGGAAACATTTCTGATAGCGCTAGCCGTGCATTATCTACTGCTTTAACTGGCGGGACAGAACAATTTGCTACTACTCTAATACATTCATTTAATCCTGCTGACGGTAGTTTTAATTTTGAAGCTGCATCTAACGCATTTTTAACAGGTAATCTTGCTGTAGGGGTGGGTTATACATTAGGTGCTGTAGACGACGCGCTTGGTAACGTAATTACAGACGAAGTTGGGGGTCAAAAAGAATGGACTAATTTAGGCGCAGGAATAAGGGATAGTGCTACTGCAGGTATAATCGCTGCTGTTCAAGGGGGTAATGTAACAGAAGACGCGTTAAGTAGTTTGGTACGCGGGTATACTGGTAACATACAAATTCTTTCCAACCTACAAGAAAGTTTAGGCAATGTTTTTGACGAGAATATGGTACGTGTCGTTGGAGATGGCTTAAATGCTAGTTTAAATGCTGCGATTGAAGGCGGTTTAGAGCCAACTGACGCGTTTTTTGCAAACCTTAAAACGCAAGCTGATGATAAAATACGAGATTTTATAAATTCTTCTGAAGGTTTAGGTATAAATAATAAGTTAGATACGCTGTTTGGCAATAAAGGCGAGACAGTAGAAGCTTTTGAAGAGGTTAGCACTGCGTTAGAAAGTTTTACTGAAGCTGGTAATGGCTATACGACCATATACAACGAGGAAAAGCGATTGTATGGGTTATGGGAAGACGCAGTAGAGTTTTATAACGCGAACAAGAACCAAGCAAACCTTGATGCAGTTAACACAGCGGGCGCGGCTTACACGGCTTATACTAATGATAATGCTGAAGCTAAGGCAGGGTTTAGAGATACGTATAACGAAATAGGAGAAACACTGCTTGGCCTTAGAAATACTTATGATAACTCGTTAAAGGGTATGTTGACTGACATAGATGAGTTGTTAGCTGGTGGTGAGTTTAAAAGCGTAGAAGAATTAACAAACGAAATTGCAAGCATATCCACTATGGTTGTAAATGCGGGGCTAACAGAATTTGATCCAGCTTCTCTTAACGAAGATGTATACCGCACTTTCTATGGGTTAGGACCAGATGAAGATATCCATGCACATTATTTACAGAACCAAACGTCTGCGTTTGTAAATGATTTACAAACACGAACAAACGATTTTCACGCTTCTCTATTGCAGCAAGCTTTAGGTGGCGCGGGTTTAGACATTTTTGCTTTAAATAACGCGCAGCAGACAGCAGCATTAAAATATATACGTGAAGAAGCGCCTGTATTTTCTTCTGTGCAAGGGCCAGATGATATAATCCGTATTAGTGACGGTATAGTAAATGCTATAAATACCACCGTTGGTGATGACGGTAGCAAAAGTTTAGATCGAATACAATTAGATGAGGGTGTTACATATGCGGATGTAGTGAATGGAGAAGCTAGGTCTATAATGACAATAATAGACGGCGAAGCAGCAAGATTGTTTGTTTCAGATGAGGAGTTTATACGACGAAGTCAAGAAAATGATGAGGCACAGGCGGCAGCATATAACGCAGACCCTACCACCAAAGAAGCACTTAAAGTTTCTTTAGCTGTGGGCGCTGAAGGCGCTACGTTAGAAGAAATAACAGAGGCTGCTAGGCTTATGTCCCTTGGGTATGACGTAACTCTTAATAATGGCGGCACAATAACTGTAACTGAACTAGTGCCTTACGAAGCTCAGTTTTTAGTAAAATATCACGAGCTAACAGGCGATAAAAATATTGATGATAGTGCAAGGGCTGTAAGATCACTTATAGAAAAATTTGGATTTGACCCAAATAATTTTAATCAAGAAGCATTCGAAAATGATGAATTTGCTAGAAATGTCGCATCTGTTATAGCTGGTGGTCTTGGAGAATCCATAGGTTTTGTTGCCGATATTCTCGAAGCTTCAAATCGCACAGATGCGTCTGATTATTTAAAATCTATAGCCACGGATACACTTACTTTTTCTGAGGGCGCAGCTACTGAGGAATGGAAAGAGAAAAGGATACAGGATTCAGAGGAATATAAAAACCTTAAAGCTAAATTTATAGAAGAGAACAATAGACAGCCTAACGATAACGAAGTTCTTATGTTGCAAACGAGGGCCATAGGTAATGCTATGGTTTCAGACCCAATACACTTTGCCGCTGACCATATAGGCAAAGAAATGGTGCAAGAAATTTTTAATATTGCAGTTGGCGGGGCAGCTAAAAAAGCCACAGAGGGTCTATTTAATGTGTTTAATAGAATTAGCCCAAGAAAATTTGGCGATGAGTTTGTAGATGTAGTAAGTAATACCGCTGGCGTAGGTGGTGCATTAGCTGCAGACACTGCAGAAGCATATTTTGGAACCCAAGGAGCAGTGTTTGACGAGGCATATTTAGCAGCTATTGCGCAAGGTATGAGTGAAACAGATGCAGAACTTTATGCGTCAAATTTATCTGCAAATAGCGGTGTTATAGCTTCACTACTTACGGTTATGACAAGCGCTGTTGGAGGAAATGCGTTAGCTAAATCTATTTTTAGAGGATCAGATGAAGCTATTGATTATATCGGTAAAGCCATAGCGGAGGGGGTTGAGGTATCTGCAAAAGAAGGTGTTACCGAATCTATAGAAGAGGGTCTTACAACATTATTTACTGAAACAAATTTAAAACTAATGGACCCTAGCAGAAACGTTACTGAGGCAGTTGCCGAATCTGCTTTATACGGAGGAGTTATAGGTTTTGGTGTAGCTGGTGGGTTGTATACGGGTAATTATGTAGCTGATACCGCTATGCGATTTAACACAACAGTACAAGAAGCATTACAAAGTGAAAACCCTACTGTTGCAAGAGATACACTGGTCAACCTTGGTATAACTGACGTTAGCGCACTTAATGAAATGCTTAACACATCCTATGACGAGTTTATTGTAACCACAGATGAAGTCGGGCAAATTATAGCAAGTGCTGCACCCGGGTTTGAAGCCGATGCAGATACCATAGCTAGTTACGTAGGTGAACGGAGTGAGGCTGACACTAGAGCAGAAATAGAACAGTTTGTAGGCGACAACTATGTAACCGAAGAAGAGGTAGACACCGCTGCAACCGCTGCAGGTATAACTTTAACAGATGAAGAAAAAACTCAATATGTAGGGCAATCCGCTAATGAAACATCTCTCACTACATTTGCTGAGGATGTTGAAGCTGCTAAAGGTGAGATAGTAAGTTTCTTTGAAGAAAACAATTACGATCCTACTGATGCTCAAGTAAATAATTTTCTTGATGGCTTAACTTTAACAGATGCGCGTAAAGAAGCCATAAGTTCATACATAGACCCACGTCAAATTACAGAGGCAGAAGCCAGACAATTTTTTAGAGATTTAGGGTATGAACCCGCAGAAGATGAAATTGATAGGTACGTACAGCAAAGTGAAAGCCGCAACTATACATCAGGCGCTCTTAGTCAACCCTTTGAATCTTATGTAAAAGATAGGGTTGCAAGATATGTAGACCCACGTCAAATTACTGAAGCAGAAGCCCGTGCAGCTTTTGCGGATGCAGGGTTTGAACCTACAGATGAGCAGGTTGAACAATTTACAGGGCAGTCTACTCCAACGGTTGTGCCACCCGGATTTGACATACCATCTTCAGGATATCAAAGACTTCGAGAAGCAGCTATTGCAGATTTTGTAGACCCACTTCAAACTACAAAAACAGAAGTAGAGGCCGCATTTGAAGCTGCAGGTTATGATCCTACAGAAGACGAGATAAATAATTTTGTTGGTCAGTTAGAACAAACAACACAAGAAACAGCAATAGGCGATTACGTAGACCCACGTTTAGCTACGGATGCAGAAATACGTGCAGCGTTTGAAGCAGCAGGGTTTGAACCTACAGATGAAGAGGTGGCGCTGTTTACTGGTCAGCTTGACCAAGCAGATCAAGAAACTAAAGTGGGAGAATATGTAGACCCACGTCAAACTACAGAAGCAGAAGTGCGTGCAGCATTTGATGCAGCAAATTTTGAAGTAGATGATGAGACAGTTGCTAGTTTTGTAGGGCAGCTAAACCAAGCAGATCAAGAAACAAGTATTGCAGAGTATATAAACCCACTCCAAACCACGAGAGATGAAGTAGTCGCTGCATTTGATGCCGCAGGGTTTACAGCCACAGATGAAGAAATAGACAGTTTTGTCGGTCAGCTAAATCAAGCGGACCAAGAAACACGTATTGCAGAATATATAGACCCACTTCAAACCACAAAAGCAGAAGTGGAAGCTGCGTTTGCTGCTGCAGGTTACACCCCCACAGAAGACGAGATAAATAATTTTGTTGGTCAGTTAGAACAAACAGCCCAAGAAACAGCAGTAAGTGATTACGTAGACCCACGTTTAGCCACGGACGCGGAAATACGTGCAGCGTTTGCTGCAGCAGGATTTACACCTACAGATGAAGAAGTGGCGTTGTTTACTGGTCAACTAGATGCAGATAGACCTGATTTTACTCAGGCAGGGCAAGAAACAGGAGTGGCTGATTACGTGAACCCGCGTCAGGTTACTGAGGCAGAAGCACGCACTTATTTTGCAAATTTTGGGTACACGCCAACTGAAGAAGAGGTCAATGATTTTGTTGGTCAAGTATCTGAAACAGAACAAGCCAACCTCATAGCTCAATATGTAGATCCCCGACAAGTTACGCTCGAAGAATTACAGGCTATTGCGGACCAAGAAAATATAACACTAACCGATGCTTTAGCTGCAGCTTACGTAGGCCAAGGCGAAGCAGAAAACTTTGCTGCTGAGAGACTATCTGAAGCTACAATAGAGTTTGACCCATTAGCTACAACAGAAGCCGAAGCAAAACAATATTTTGAAGATGCAGGGTTTACACCCACGGATGAACAAATTGCAAAGTTTACAGGGTCTACTAATGAAGCAGATAGCAAAGCAGCGATTTTAGATTTTATAAACCCACGTCAAATAACAGCAAGTGAAGCAAGGGCATTATTTAGTGATTTAGGGTACACTGCTACAGAAGATGAGATAGCTAATTTTGTAGGACAAGGAGAAGAAAGTTTTGCTACTGATACTAGCACAAGGGTGTCTGAGTATGTGGACCCACGTCAAGTTACCACAGCCGAAATACGTGCAGCTTATGAAGCTCTTGGGTTAGTAGACGTATTACAAGAAGATGTAGATAGATTTACTGGACAGCGTGACGAAGCCGATGCTTTAGAAGAGTTAAGCCAATATGCACCTACCGCTACGCTTAATATTGTAAATCAAGTAATTGGGTCTCCTGCTGTAGAAGACGATCCTAATACAACAGATATAGATGAGTCTAAAGAAGCTACAGGTTTATATGCCAGCGTAGAAAACTCTTTGGCTGAAGCAGTAGGTGGTTTAGAAAATATAAGCCTTGAAGATGTTGAAGATACCGTAAGTAACATAGTTAGTAATTTAGCAACTAATACAGATGTTACTAACGCTTTAGCTACAGCCGTTGCAAGTTTACCTGAGGTCCCAACTACAACCGATTTACAAAACGCAGTTACTGAAGCTTTTGCGGGGTTAAACGATTTAAGCGAAACTGATGTTACAAATATTTTTACCACCGAACTTGAGAAATTAGAAAACCTAAGTTCTGACGACGTCCAAACTATCGTAGACAATACGGTTGGACAAAAAGAAACACTTAACGAAGATGGCACTGTAGACCAAGAAAGCACAGGTCTGTTTGGAGAAATAGGTGGTCTTGCTGCAGATATAGATACATTAGGCACAGCCGTAGGGGATTTAGATACAGATATAGGCACGTTAAATACCGCGGTCGGCAATCTAAATGTGGACTTGGGAGCTTTACAAACAGACCTTACAAAATTAGCTTTGGATGTTGGT